ATATTTCGTCTTGACGTGCACGTAGTCCAGGCCGTCTGGCATTTTGATATCGTAGGTCTTCCACCTTTTTCCGGTTTCTTCGTAGTGGTTCCACACCAGCCGGGGCTCCGACTTTACCGCCACGGCGGCAGCGATCTTGTCGTTGAGGGTCTTGCCGCTGAGGGTGCCGTCCGGGGCGATGTCCAGATAGTCGCCCACCTTCACGCCGCCCAGCCGGGCCGCTGTGGCGGCAGGCAGAGTATACGGCGTGCCAAACTTGGCGTCGGCCTCGGCCTTGGTATACCTATGAGCCAGGGCGTCGCCGGTCGCCTTTGCATCAGCCGGTGCGCCCGATACAGTCAGGGTCGTGTCAGTGGACACGATAGCCTTTGCGTCTGCGGCACTCTTTGCAGCTGCTTCCTCGCTGGCCTTTGCGGCAGATGCACTAGACGCGGCAGCAGTTTGGCTGGCCGCTGCTCCTGCGGCACTGGAAGCAGATTCCTCAGCTTTAGATGTCGAAATACCTGCCTGCTCTTGCGCTGCGCTTATGGCGTTTGCAGTGGCGTCTTTGACTGTCTTGGCTGCTGCGGCGGCCTGTGCTGTGGCAGTTGCCGCCGCGTTTGTGGCTGTTTCCGCACTCTGAACGGCTTCTTCCTGCCGCGCGATAACAGCCTCGCCATACTGCTTCACATACTCAAAGCCCTGTGCAAGGGCTTCCCGTACTTCCACGCCGCGCTCCGCATTGCGGACTTCGGAAATTGCTTCGTCAAATGTCTTATCCAATTTATCACCCCTTTGCGGATGCATAGCCCTTCAGCGAGCGGCTCAGGTCATAGGCGTCACTGGCTTTTCGTGCGCTCAGGGCCTGCAAGTCGCTGACGCTGGAGAAATCAATGCCCAGCGTGAATTCTTTTTTGTCCGGCGCGTCCAAAGGCTCCACAATCTTAGAGCACAAAAGCCAGGTGTTTACCCCGTGCGGGTTGGAGTAGATGTGTGTCATCTTGCCAAAGCCAAGGCGGGCGATATCCACACCGGCATCCTTGAGGTCCACAGCCTTTACCGTGATTCCGTCGAGATAACGCAAGTTTTTGGACAGCTCCGCGTTGGCGGCATCCAGAAGCGACTGTGTTGTGCTGGCGGTTCCGTCGATCACGATGATCCTTGTGATGATGCCAAAGAGCTTTTGGGCCGCAGTGTCGTTTGCGGTGGCGGTGATCGTGCTTTCATGCCTCCACAAAAACCAACCGGATTTCTTTTTTCCGACGGCAATGACGCGGGTGACAATATCCTCTGCTTTGACGTAGCTGTTCAGGTCGAGCAGGTTTGTGCCGAATGCGATGGGCTGCCCGTTTTTCTCCTGCACTTCCCGGACGTAATCCAGATACCTGGCCCTGTTTTCGTGCCGGACGATCAGATACCCGCCGTACACATCCACAAGCTCATTTTGGATGACATCCCATGTAACGCCAAAATTTTGTCCGTCGCCAAAGGTGTACCGTGGCGCAGAATCGTAACGGACCACGGAAGAATCCGGCAGGGCTGTACCGTTGAACAGGACGGCATAACCGTCTCCCTGCTTTTCAATTTTCCATTTTTTTGAGACCGTGTCTTTGAGATTGTATTCCGTCTCAGGCGGAAATGATTTTGAGTGCGTAGCGCATGTGATATCCGGCGTAACCGTTCTTTGCGTGGCTTCGTGCGTCTGGCCGTCCCCATCCAAGGATAAAGCCACGTTTACGCTCACGGAAAAAAGGCCTTCTCCAGTGCGCCAAATCTGTCCGTCAATGGAAGAGGCTTCATACTTTACGTTCAGCGTCCATCTGTACGCAGATGGATCCGGGGCCGTGTCGTCATCCGAGAAGCCAACTTCATATTGGCTCACAAGCTGAACGCCGGATGAGGTATAAAGTCCATATTCATACATATAATCGCCGTCACTGTCCGGAGTACCTGCCATGTGGTCCAGTTTCATCACGCAGTTATGCAGTTCTGGAACCACCACGCTTGTGCTCGGAAAGCCAACATTTCCACAGGTAAACGCCTTGTATGCGTCCACCATGCCGGTATGATTTTCCAGCAGGAACGAAAGAAATTGCTTGATTGTCACGTCTTTGGCTGTATATGGCGCAACGGAGCTGTCGTTGAGGTAGGCCAGCTCTCCCTCGCAAAAGACTTTTTGACGCAGCATAAAATCCTGCTCATGGCTCATGGGCCTGCCCTCCCAGATGCGCGCACCGTCTTGTTCTACGGACACGGTCGTGCGCATTTTTTGCAAAGCTGAGTGAGCCACATTGCCAAGCGGCAGGGTGAATTCCAAGCTACCGGCCTTGCCCACCTCCCGTGTCAGAGTTGGACTGATGAGCTTTTTTGTGTCCGTGTAGTCTGTTGGGTCGTAAATGCAGGTCTTTGTCTCCCACACGTCAACGCCGGTCTGGACGCCTGCATAAACTTTATAGCTCATAAGCTGCCCCCTAGATATCGGATGCTGATGCTGCAATCCGCAGACGCCGCAAAGATGAGAGTACCTACAACGCCATCCGGCATATGCAAGCCCTCAATGTACTGCCACTCTGTAGACTTTGCAAGGATGCCAACCTCAAGGCCATTGAGAGACACCGCAATGTCGGCGGCGTCCTCGCTGCGCTTGAAGTAGATGGCGGCCGCTCTTGGTGCACCGGTGACGGTTACGGTGATGTCCTCTTTGGCTTTGAGCTGGATATCCGTATAATTGCGGATAATTGCTGTATCAAATACAAGGTCATCCCACAGCCAGTCATCAGAGCCGTCGTATACACTGCGCTTGAAGGGGTCGCAGGTGCCCGTGATGGTGAATGCACTGGAAAACCTGTTGCGTGTCATAGACACGCTCCACAGCCCCTCCCAATAGAAAGACGGGTCATCGTCGAATTTGCACTGTAGCCATTTGCCATGGATGGCGTTTGCGATCTGACTGTAAAGATTCGGCCAGGTCTTTTTTGGTGCCCTGCACAGCAGCTCCATGGTGATGGTACGCTTTTTATAGTGCGGGCGGCCATCCAGTGCATCCGTCAGGTTGAGCAGCGTATCAGAGCCGGGCACCTGCACCAGATGCTCGTCTACCTCTGCATCGCTGATCTTCGGGCTGCCAACTTTGAGATACAGACCCCAGTCTGTGAGGGTGTGGTAATCGCCGATTTTTGCGCCTTGCAGCTTTGCCATTATACGCCCCTCGCTTTCCGGGTCACTGCAACGCCGATGTGCAGATCCACATTATTTGCCATGCGCGGAGACAGAACACCCACCAGCTCACCGGAGTCCATAACTACCTGACCCTTGCCGATGTCTGGCAGATGCTCGTCCATCATCTCCTCAATGCGTTCCAGAATGCTGGTCTGCCGGTCAACAATGGACTGCTGGCCGGTAACGCGGTACTGCATGGCAGAGCGGGTGGAGAACTCGCTCAGGCTGTCGTACACGCCGGTCTTGTCAAAGGGGCTCTGGTAGTGGCTGACGGGCTGCTGGTCGTTCTTCTTGTTCATCCACATGGCAAGGCCGATGCCGCCAGCGACTGCGCCCGCAGCACCCACGCCTAGGATCAGGGCAAGGACGGGGTTCGCTGCCACAAAGGACACGATGCCGCCCAGTGCAGAGGTGATGCCGCCTGCCATGCCGGAAAAGCTCTGGACGATGCTGCCTAGTGCTCCGCCCACGCCGCCGGAGCTTGCAAGGCCCTGCACGATCTCAGAGAACGCCTTTACAGACGTAGTGGCGCCATCCACTCCGGCAGTAATGCCGTTTGTGAAAATGCTCTGGATAGACCCCAGCGCCTTGCTGATTCCACCGCCCGAATAGCCCTCATTGACCGCGGTCAGCGCGTCCGCAAGCCACTTAGAGATCACGTCACGCTGATCCTGCGATACTTCGCCCCAGATCAGATTGACAAAATCCAGAGCTAGACCGCCCCAGTCGCCGTTTTTGGCGTCGCTAAAGGCGCTTTTTACCAGCCCGAAAATGCCCTTATCCAGCTGGCCAGAAGCCTCGCTCAGCTGCTGGTCAATGCGGCTCTGGGTGCCCTTTACGCTCTTGTCGATGAGAGTAGAGGTCTCCGTCACCTTGTCTTGAATGCCGTCGATGTAGGTGATGATCTTCTCGTAGGTCTCCGCGCCGTTCTCGCCGACGCGCTGGCCGGTCTCTGTGACGGTCTTCTTGATATGCTCGCTGCCGTCCGCGTACTTCTCCACCGCCTGCTGCACCTTTGTGGTGATGCCGTCAAAGGTGGTTTCCGAGACGTTGGTAAAGGTGCCCAGCAGCGTTTTTGACATGTCGTCATAAGTCTTTGTGACCTTTGTGACCGTGCCGTTGACCTTGGTCTCGACCTGCTTAAAGGTGGTGGCGACGCCGTTCACCATCTCCTTGCCGGTCGTGGTGGTGGTCTCGGTGATGCGGTCTTTGATCTTGCCGGAGCTGTCCTTGACCTTTTCGGTAAGGGTCTGGATGCTGGTGGTCACGGTACCCAGCGCATTCTGTGCGGTGGTCGTGGCCGTGCTGGAGATGGACGAAATGACCGTTTCAGTGGTGGATTTAGAACCGGATGACTTTTTTTTGCCGGCTGCACTGGATGGGCTGGTTGTAATGGAGCTGCTGCCGTTGCCGCTGGCTGCCGCCAGCTCCGCCTGCCGCTGGGACCAGCTCTTATTGCTGACGCCAACGCCTGCAAGAGCTTGCTGCCGTAAGCGGTCACGGTTGCTTTGGCGGAGGTTTGCGTCCGCATACTCCTCGTATGTGTCGTAATCCGCTGTGGCCGCTTTCCCCAGAAAACGGTTGAGCTTATAGCTCAGCTTGTCCAGCCAGGTGGAGGCACTGGAAGCAAAGCCCTCAAACCAGGATTTGACGGACGAAATCGGACCGCTCAACCCGGTAATTGCGCCCGCAAGACCAATCCAGCCGTCGGTTTTGTAGGCTTCTTGTGCCTTGACCACAAGATCGTTGAGATTGGAGATCACCACGCCGACGCCGCTGGACAAATCGCCGGTCAGCAATCCCGCCAGCTGCTTTACATTGTCCTGCAGGGTAGACACGCGGCCATTCATGGTCTGGCTCTGGGTGTCCATGCTGCCGTAGTAGCGTCCACCTTCTTCGGAAGCTGCCTGCAGGGCCTGCGTCAGCAGATCATAACTGATAGTCATTTTCTGCACTTCGGCAGTGGACTTACCTGTGTAGTCGGCCAACAGACCGTAAATGTTGATGCCTGCATAAGCAAACTGCTTGATGTCGATTGCGGAGGCTTTGCCGACATTAGCAATCTGCTGTAAGTTGGCTGCCATACGGGACAGCTCCGCATTGCTTCCGCCTGTAGCCGATACGGCATTTCCCAATGCCATGATCGTTTTTTCAGCGTAGGTGGCGTTTTCACCTGCGCCGATCAGCAGCTGGTTTGCCTGTGTAAGAGCTTCCACGCTGAACGGCGTGCGTGCTGCATCCTGCTGGATCTGGTCAATTGCCTGCCGTGCGGCTTCTGCACTGCCCAACATATTGGTAAACCCAACGGTGTAGCTCTCGATCTGGGCGTTGTACTCGATGCCGGAAGAGATGAACCCCTCTGCGGCACTGAGTGCAGCGGAGCCGAGCTTCGAGAAAACGTTCGCCATGACCGTGCCTTGCGTAATGGCGCTGGCCAGAGACTTGCCGGATGCCTTATCCGTGGAGCTGGCAAAGCCGTCCATGCCGTTGTTTGCAGCTTTCAGCGCGGTCGTGGTTGCCCTGAGCTGTGCTTCTGCCTGTGCCAACATGGTCTTGAGGTTTTTGGTCTCAGAGGATGCTTTGCCGGTCTTGCCCACCGATTCGTTGTAACGTCTGGTCAGTTCCGCTACGGCCTTTGCGGCCTTGCTGTACTCTCCTGACAGCGAAGAAACGGTCTTTTTCGTCTCGGATTGCACATTTTGGATGCCCTGCCGGTAGGCGCTGTCGTCCAGCCCGAGGGTGGCACTCAACTCAAAAAGTTTCAGGTTCCATCACCCCCTCCGCACAGCTCTTCAAGAGCCTTGCTGTTTTCTTCCGTGATCTCCGCCGCAGACCGCTTGTCGATCTGCTTTACATAAAGCGGGAATGTATACGAAGCAACGTAGGAATAAAGAGCGTTAGCTCCCGCAAGACCGCCAACGGCATCTGCTACGCAATCGCGGTAGAATTGAATTTCATCGTGGTTTCTGATTTCTTTTTTGATGTGGTCGAGGATATAGGACTTGCCGAAAAGTTCCAGTAAATCCAGACGAATGGTCGAAACCATCCGTTTATATCCTTCCACGCCGATCACATCAAGGATCTCAAAAAAGCCATGAAATCGTCATCAGACAGCGCGCGGGACATTGCTGCGGCCAGCTTTCTGGTGGGCGGAAGCTCTTCGCCCTTATCCAGCGCCACAAAGAGCGGCAAGACCTTTTCGGTCATGTCTGCGTGCTCTTCGTAGATCATGCGCATCATTTCTTCCGCATTTTTCGCACCCTGTTCTGCGATCTTCTTGGCCTTCTCCTCCGGGGTTTCGTTGCCAGTCAGCGGCGCAGGCCGAGTTGCCGCCGCCACTGCGCCCGTGTCAACGATGCACTGCTTGTATGCCTTTGCCAGCTTATAAGTTTTTGCAAGGTACTCCTTGCCTTCCAGATCAATGATTTCCTTCATGTCTTTCCTCCTTACATCAGGACGCGGCCTTTGTGATAGAGTAGAACTCCATCGGGGCCTGTTCGGGGTTCTCGAGGTCTGCAAAAGCGGTCAGCGTGATCTGCATCGAGCCGCCGCCGCGATGCGCCGACTGAAGGTCCAAACCGCCAGTGGACAGCGCATTATAGATTTTGACGGCAAGAAAACCGTTCCCGATCATGGGACCGACCCACCAAATAGGCTTGAAGTCCGTCAGCGCCGTTTTCAGGCGTGCCACAACGTGCGTGGGGTCTTCGGGGTCGATGTCTGCGGTGCCAACGGCCATCTGGATGGTTTTAGGGTCAGCGTTTGGTGTGGTGTAGCTGATCGTGGCGGTGGTGCCAGTCACTTCCGCACCCTGCTTTGTGTTTGTGGGCGCGTTGTCGATTTCGGCGAGCGTGTCCTCGATAGTGTTCTGGTATGTGATCTTCACGCCGCCCTGTGTGGCGTGGATGACGTTCGTTTCATCGATTTTCGGGGTCTCAAGCGAGAAATCGGACAAAATGTTGCCCGAGCCCTTGGGGATGCTCTTGAAAGCGTCCGCTGTCAAAACGTTGACATTAAACTTCTTTGCTAAAGTTTCAGCCATATTGCTCCTTTACTCACGGTATAAGCCGTGTAAGTTCAAAAATAAGGTATTCGCACAGATACCCTTCAGGCGTGTTGTTGAGTGGCTGCGCCCAATCTTTATCGTCTTTGTCCAAAAGAATAGCGCCGCCCTCGCACTCGATTTTTAAGCCACCTCTTGGGATAGCCGCGCTGATCGTATCTTCTTTTTGCAGGATGGGGGCTCTGCCGCCCTTGCTGGGGTACCACAGCCGGGCGTGGAAGGACGTCGTTTCGTTCCACCCGCCGGGGATAGTGGGCTTGTAGGTCAGGTAGGGCAGTGAAGCGGCAGGAGGGATGTTATCTTCCAGATAGCCCGGGATTCCAAAGCCGTTGAAAAACGTGTTCAGCGCCCGGTTGATGCTCTCAGACGGTCCCATTACGGCAGCACCGCCTTTTTGCACTTTACGGCCCGCAGTCCCATGCCGGATTCCGGCGGGGCTTTGCCCTCATCTGCCGTGCTGGTGATCTGGAAGGTCTGCCCGCCGTCCACACGCTTGATGTAGTCCGGGAAGGTCAGCGGCACGCCCGTGTTGACCAGCAGGGTATAGGTGGAAGCGGTGTCAGCCTGCTCTGCCACCTGTGCTTCCACGGTGGTATCGTGGCGCTCCACGGCCTCAAACTCCGGGCCGTCCGTCCAGCCGGACACAAAGCCGCCCACGCCGTCCGGCTCATAGCTGCGGGTCTGAAAACGGTATTTTTTGGTAAAGCTCTGCATCACGGTGGATGCAGCGAACGGATTGACCATGTCACATCTTCCTCCACTGGTTGATCTCGGATTTATAGCGGGATTTTCCGTCGGCGGGCAGCCCGTCCGCTCCTGTAGCCATCGTGCCAGACCACCCGGCAAAGGACTGGGACACATACACGCCGCCGGACGGGAGCGCCTTGTCGTATGCGTCGATTTTTTCAGCCAGCGCCACGAAGTCAGGCGGCACACGCATGGGCTGCACCGTGCCGTTGAAGGTCTCGGCGGTGAGGTCGCCGTCCCCAGCCTTGTGCACGCCATCGTTGAAGATGGATCCGCACACGAGGAAATACTGCCCCGGCACTACCCCGGCGGGCACGGTGTCCGGCTCAAAGGCAAACTCCCCGGCAATGGGGTCGTCTGCCCGGTCAAAAAAATTGTGCGTGTAGACGCACAGCTCCGGTACAGTCATGGGGCGTCCTCCTTACAAAGGGGCGATCACTCGCCCGGGGTAATGGTCTCGACAGCGATACCATCCAGATACTCAGCAAACAGGGTCACGCCCATAATGGCGTAGCTCTCGGAGGTTGCAGTGCTGTAGTTTGCCTGAGTGTGGAAGCCGATGAGGTTGCTTGCCTCGCCTGCGGTCCGGTAGACCAGACCTGCGCGGGCAAACTCGCTATCCGCAGGATCCACATAGTACATGACGATGTTGTCTACCGGGGTGGCAATAACCTTTCCCTTCGCGATCTCACTGTCGGACAGCAGGAAGATGGTGTTGTAGCCCATGAAGTCCTTGATGTACTGGAAGCCGAACTGGTTCTGCACGGTGATATTGGCATTGCCCAGATAGTCGTACACGTCCATCACGTTGACAAAGCCAACAACGCCGGTCACGGTGCGATGCATGGTCTTGAACTTGTTCTCGACCGCGCCCTTGGCATGTGCCAGCGCCATCTGGAAGGTCTTGGGAGTGCCCTTCAGGGTGCCGGTGTTCAGGAACTTGTAGAACTTATCCGTTACCAGAGCGGTCAGGTCGTACAGGAACTCATCATCGGTCTTCTGCACGGCGACATCGTAGCCGTAATTCTGGATCGCCTCAAGGGTGACAGACTTGCCGTACTTGTCGATGGTGATCTTGCCGTACTCCTTCTCCTTGACGGTGTACTTGCTGAACGGGATCTCTTCGCCCTCGCCCACGGTGCCGCTCTGCAGGGTGCCCTGTGCATACTTGCTCTTGAGCACGGTGCCAGGCTGCATCCGGATAGGGCGCATGATGCCCAGAATGGTGCGCAGATGGTCCCAGTTGCGCTGGAAACGGGTCACAAAGTCGATTTCACGCGCGGCTACGGTGATATCGGTGGTCATGGTGATATTTTCTTTTGCTGCCATATGTTATTCCTTTCCGCCGCCTGTAAACAGGTCGGCATTTGCTGCAATGGCCGCCTGGCGCTCGCCAGCGTCCTTGATTGCAAAAATTTGGTCTTTGGTCATTTTGGAGCCGGCGTTTGTGGGCGGGTTGTCCACCTTTGCGCCGGTGGTGGTCGTAGTGCCTACGAAGTCGCTCCAATCAGCTTTCAGGCTGTCGGTGTGCTTCTTGGCGTCCTTGACCTCGCCCTTATCGTCCAGCTCCAGCTTGTCGATGTCCTCGCTAGACAGCCGCACGACCCGATCAGCATACTTGTCCAGCACCCCGGCGGACTTCAGCAATTCCCGGAACTTGGCTTCCTTGGCTGCGTGGGTGTCCTTCTGGGTCTGCTGGGCCTTGTAGTCGGTCAGCGCCTTTTCAGCGGCCTGCTTGCCGCCGTTGGCTGCATCACGGTCCTTTTCGGCCTGTGTGCGGGCTGTTTTTTCTGCATCCAGCTGGTCCTTGAGTTCGTCTGTCTCCTTGTGCAGGGCGTCCAGAATGGCCTTGGCCTTGTCATCGTTGGAGGTTTCGGGGTTCTCCAGAATCGTGCGGATGTCAGCTCTTTTGAGTGCCATGTGATAGTCCTTTCTGCCCTTGCTCGGGCTGCCATGCTTGGCAATAAGGTTTAATTTTCCGGACGTGCTGCCGGTGTGGTGCCGCTTGTGGGGCTTGAACCCACGGCCCCCGGATTACAAATCCGGCGCTCTGCCAACCTGAGCTAAAGCGGCATAAAAAAGCGGCTGACGCTGTGCGCCAACCGCTAGGTATTAAATTTCAACATGAGAACTTAAGTTATAATCGCCAGCCCATTCAACAACGATTTTGATATGCGCAGGGCTCATGTCAGTAGACTTGTAAAGCAAGCCAAGCTCTTCTTTTGCAATTTTTGCTTGGCCCCAAAAATCCTCCGGGCTCATTTTTTGCAGTTTTGCTCTTTCTGCGTTCCCTGCGCCTCTTCTTCGCAATTCTTCTAGGAGCCCTTCATAAAGCCCCCAAAGCCATTGAGCCTCTTCTATCAGCTCTTCGTTGGAAAGCTCTTCTTTAGGTTTCTGTTCAACTTTGTCTTTGACGAACATATGCAAAATAGTGTCTCTGAAAGAAATTCCCATGCTTACACCTCCTTGTTTCCTTCTTCCACTGCGATCTCTCGCAGTTCGTCAATGTGATTCTCCACCGCCGGGCGGAGAAACGGACGGGGTGCCATGCCTCGAGTTGCATGAAACTTTCCGTTAAAATCCATCCATACCCACGGCGTTTTGCGCCCGTTGCCCTTCTCGGCAAAGATGCCCGTGCCAAGCTCAACCCAAATTGAATACAATAAGTTGGACCCGATAGTCACGGTCTTTTTTGTGAGGTCGAGGACAAAGGTCAGGCTTTGCTTGAGCGCACCGCCCACATAGCCCTCAATACCCGTGCTTTCTGCCGTGCCTGTGGGCACAAGCAGCTGGGCGTAGTCCTGCACCGTCATGCCCCAGATGGTCAGCACCCGCTCTGCCCATGAGTCCAGTGCCTCATGCAGCTGCGGGGTGTTGTCGGTAAATTTGATGTCGTAGTTAAATTTCATGGCATTTATTCGTCCATTGCTAGATCGTGTTCCAGCCACAAAAAGTGCTCTGCCAAGCTAGGATCAGATTCCGGGCTGACAGGTCTTAAATCGCGTCCGCACACCGGGCAGAAGTTTGGATACCAAGTAACGTCGTAGATACCGTTGGCTTTCAGATAAATTTTATAGTCTTCATCGCACCCGATGTGTAGCTGTGCCCGCTCATCGCCAACCAGTTCTTTTTCGTTTTCTTCGCCCGGTCTAATCATTTCGCAGTATTCGCAGTCGTGCATCTAGCTCACCTCTTTTTCTTGCGCCAAACCTCCACAAATGCTTTTGCGTCGCTTAGCTTTGACGCGCCTCCAATTTGTTTTGAACCGTCATAGATGTGGAAAACGCCGCTAGAACCACGGATTTTATAGCTTCCAGCGCTGATTTCTTTTGACATATACCCGCCGTCAGCCGTGTAACCGCCCTTGTTGGTTGTTTTCCATTTCAGGGTGTTGCCACTTTTTGTGACTGCTGCTTTTGCTGATTTTGAAAGCTGGCTTTGAGTTTTCCCAGTGCCGGAAACCTGTTTTTTGGCTTTTTGCAGTACAGAAAGCTTTTTTGCGGCGGCTTCTTTTTGTGTGCGAGCACCCACATAATTTTTTGCTTTTTTCAGGCTTGTGGTGCGCTCTCTTTCCTGTCTGGTTTTGCCAGCCGTTGACCATCCGTCACCGCCGGAGCTCAATGGAAAAGCATCCCGCATAGCTTTTGAATAGCCACTCTCTTCAAGGTTTCTGCTCATGGACGCATCCAGATTTTGAATTTTGTCCTGAAGCTTTGAGATTTCCTTATTTAACTGGGCTTCGTTCATATTTTCGATGTTTCGGGCGTTAGTTGCGACCTCGCCAGCTCTTGCGTAGCTGCTTTTACTTTGACTTCCTCCTCCGCCCATCGTAATACCTCCCAATTACTTTGTTGTATTCAGATTTTATAACGGTTGCGTTGAAATCCATGTCAGGCAGCGGCTTTCCATACCACAAAACTTGTGTAGGATTCAGCCGCCGCATGGCCTCTTTGCAACCACTGGTAAACAGCGTTTTGGCAAGTTTTTCGTTCATGCAGCCGCACGACGAAATGGACACAATGGCGTTTCTCGGCTCTCCGTCAAAGCACCACTCGTAGCTTTCCGGCCAGACCCACTCGATGGTCGGAATGACCTTGATACAGTGCATTTGCCAGTACGCTGCGAGCCAGTGCCGTTTGTACATACTCCAAATCTGTACCGCTTCCGGGTGGTCACGGTACATAGAAAAGTCCGGCGAGCATACTGCGCCAAACTGCTGCAAAAGCGGGATGTATCTGTCAGGTGTGCGCCACACGGCCTCAAAAGCACGGTCAACGCAGTAAAAATGGATGCCTTGCCCGGTTCTGTCGCCCGGTTTGGTCTTTTGGATTTTGTCGAAGGGAATCCATTCTAGCTTATCAATGCGGATATCCGTTTCCGGTTTGATGATTGGCATATGGAACTTGCCTGCTCCGGGGAAAAGTGCCTTATGAGTGTTTTCTACCGGGTAATACGGCACAGTTTATCCCTTCTTCCTCTTGCGTTCTTCCGCCCACCACATTTGTTCTTTCTCTTTGCCGCCCTTGGCCTTGTACCACTCGGTGTAATCCATGACGGGGGTGGTCTCTTTGGTCACATTGTCTCGCTGCATGGCGTTCTGCCGGGGGTACTTGCCCAGCGCAGAGGACAGCACACAGCGGCAGTGGTAAACCATCTCTGGCGCTGCGTTGGGGTCGCCTGGTCGCTGAATCTCGTAGCCCATGACCTTGAACGGCTCGTCAAGCTCTGCCGTCTGCTGGTCTAGCAGGCGGTGCATTTCACGGGTGCGGTAGTCGTGGGTGGAATTCCAGCACTTTTTGACCTCGATGCCCAAAGCCTGAGCGTTTCGCATCTGCTGTAAAGCCCCGGCGTTCTGGGCGCTGGTGAGGGATGTGATGGCGTTGTTCATGGCCCAGTGGATCTCCGTGTCAGCCATGCCATTCACTGCTTGCACGGCGATGTCGTGGACGCTCTTGCCCTGCACGATGCCCTGCATGACGTAGCGGTTGAAGACTCGGGCGTCATAGGTGCGGTTGCTCTCGCTCTTGATGCGCTTATTGGGCACCATGCGGGGGTTCTCCTTCAGCAGGAGCTTGACCGCTTCGGTGTTGTACAGGGTCAGCCCGAACGTCACACCTGCGGCCTGTTCCAGCTCGTAGAAAGCCCAGTTTGCGCCGAAGGAAAAGATATTGTATTGCTCGTCCCGGGCCAGCTTGTAGGCCGTCTCTTGGGCTGTGGTGCAGGTCTGCGTGATGCCGTCCAGCTTGGCCCGCATCAAATCGGACTGAAAGACCTGATTTTGCAGCCAGATGCGGTAATCGTCCTCGGTGATCTCACCCGCATCCAGCTGCGCCCGCTTGCGTTCGTCCAAAGCTTTGTACTTTGCCAGAAACTCGGTAAGCTGCTCCTGCATCTCCCGGCGGGCAGTGCCGTACACCCGCAAAATGCGGCGGCGCAGGCGGTTCAGCTGGCGAGTAGAGATGCGGTCACGGTCAGAAATCACGTTTCATCACCGTCGTCCTCCTCCTTGCCCACGGTCTCCCTTGCTGCGCTCTCAGCCATCAGCGCGGCTTTTGCCTGCTCCTTTTGTTCCGGGGTCAGGTTGGGCAGCAGGTCAATGGCCACGTCCTGCCCGATGATCGGTGCCTCAGAAATCACCGTTGCGACCTGCTCAGCTGTGTTGGTGATCTTGCTGCGGTTGAATGTCGGCATAGCGTTGTCAAAGCCAGCCAGTGCGCAGATCTGCCGGATGAACGGCTTGACCTGAGCCTCGAAGTCGTCCGCGTTCTGGTTTAGCGGCTCATAGGCTGCATCCAGATGGTCGTTGGTGCTGTCCGCGCTGACACAGTGCACATCCAGACCGCCGAAGTCCTCATACACCCGGGTGTGGAGCAGCTCCAACAGAGCCTGCCGGGCCGTCACAGGGATCTCGGTGGTGTAGGGGGTGATCTTGCCGCCCTCGCTGGTGTCTGCGCCTGCAATGTGGTACAAATTCAGCTTGACAAGGAACTCCTGCAGCTCGTCGTCCGTCATGCCGTTGAAGTTCTCGCACAGCCAGTAGATCTGCGAAAAGTCCTGCAGGTCATTGCAGAAGCCGGACATCGCCAAATCGGTGTTGTCAATGTAGGCTTTTAAGCCCACAAGCGTGCTCTGGTGCAGGTCGGATCCCCACAGCGGCACAATGGGAAGAGCGCTGTAGTTTTCGCCCTCCACGCTTTCCAGCCCGCCGCCGGGTGTGGTGACGGTTACGCTCTTGTATGCCTGCTTCGGCGTTGTCTCCTGCATCACATTGCCGATTTTGCTTTCCGTGTACTCAGTGAATCCGTCCAGCTCGTACAGGATATAGTGCATATCCGTGTCAGAATTCAGCCGCCAGAAGCGAACCCCCGCCTGCAAAAGGCCTGTCTTTTCATCGTACAGGGGCGCAAACTCGGTCAGCTTGAAAACCACCAAATGGTCACTGTTCCAGAAGCCAAAGCTCTCGCCGTGGATCAGGGCGAAATATCCGGCTTTCTGGATCTGCTCGTCGAAGTTCTGCCCAAGCCTGTCCTTGTCCACGCCATCGTCCGCAAAGACTACACCGTTGCCGAGGGAGTAGGTCGCCCGCTGCTTGTTGAGCCGCCGGAAAAGATTGCTCTTGACCATATCGGGGTGTAGGATGTCTTGCTTGGTGTTTTTGGATAGGCGCTTCAGCATCAAAGCGTAAGCCTGCGCAAAGCGTTCAGCTCCCGGGTTTTTCTGGGCATCGTACAGGTCGGCGTCCAGCGCCATCTTGTAGGGCTTGGAATCGCAGTGCTGCTGCACGAACCGTCGGATGAAATCAGGCTGTTCCCCGGCGGCTTGCGCCTGCTGGAAGGTCTGGAAAGTATATACAGTGCTCAAAATCAATCCCTCAGTTTCACAAGGCGCTTTGTGCGCACGAAATAGCGGATAGCGTCCATGCAGTGGTCGCTGACCTTCAGCACGGTGTCGTCTTTGTCTGGATCCCAAGCGTACACGCCGAACTCTTCCAGCGTGTGCTTGCAGTCTTTGTAGATCTTCAGCCGCCCGGTCTGCAGCATGGTCTGCACGTCCAGAATGCCGCTCAGAACGTCGTTGTTTGCGGGGGTCTGTGTGAATCCGTTCTTGCGCAGCTCTGTAATCAGGGGCAGGGCAGAGGGGTCCACAATGATCCTCTCCGGCTTGAGACCATTCAGCCACGCCTTAAGGTCTGTGACGTACTCACCCACGGTCTTTTGCCGCTTCTGTTCGCGGCCGCTGTAGTAATACTCCCGGGTCCCGATCCAGCAGTCTGCATCTGCCTGCTTCTGAAACAGTAGAAAGGTCGTTGCGTTCTGGGTGCCGAAGTCGCAAGCCACATAAGCGGTCTTTGGAGACAGCGCCGGAAGCACGTCAACAACGTGCTTCTTGCGGTCGAACATGTCATATACAAGGCCCTCTGCCACCGTCCACAGGCCCAGAATGTAGCGCTGGTAGAAAACACCGCTGTACTGGCTGCGGTATCTGGCCTTGATGTCCTCGGAAAGTGACAGATTGTCGTCCATCGTAAAATGGAGATACATCATCTTGCGGGAACGACATTTCCGCACCCACTCGAGATAAAACCAATGCTGCGGGCTGCCCGGGTTGCAGTTGAACCAGAACTTTGACCCGGTGACAGAGCACCGGGCTGTGGCCTGATTGACGAAGCTTTGCGGCATCAGGGCCACCTCGTCGAAGAACGCCCCAGCAAGGGTGATGCCCTGGATCAGGTCTTGGCTGCTCTCGTCCTTGCCGCCGAAAAAATAAAATTCGTTGGTTCTGCCGCCCTTGCTGACGGTCATGCAGTTTTCTGCCCGATGCTCCTTGACGTTGTAGCCACGGGCTGCAAGCTGCTGCTTGAGCGTCCCCAGCACGTTGCGCCGGAAGCTGGCAATGGTCTTTCCGCACATGGCAAACTGCTGGCTGCTGTAGCAGGTCATAGCCCACTGGACGAAAGAAAAGCTCATGGCAAAGGTCTTGCCCGAGCGGATAGCGCCATCGGCGATGATGCCGTTGTAGCCGCTGTATGCGCTCTGCGGTGTCCACCAGCTCAAGACCTGCTTTTGCCGCTGGCTGAGGGCTTTCCAGCGAAAACCGTTACTTTTCCGCATTGTCGTCCTCTTCCTCTGGCAGCATCTCCACGTCATCCGGCGGGCTGATGTCTGCGGCAGCGCTCAGTGCCTCAAGAAGGCCATCGTCCGGGGCTTCTATTCCGCTCTGGTCTCCCAGCATAGCAAACTTGTCCACGATGGTGCCAAAAGCGGTGGAAAGCTGCGGCAGCGTTGCCTGTTCAATTTTGTCCGGGTCTGCCATCGCTTGCAAGTACAGTCCGAGAAGATTCTGTGCTTCCCCGCGCTTGCTCTCTAGGTAGGAAAGCATATCCTGCGAATTTTCCCGCTTTTTTTGTGCACACAAACGCGCACTCTCCGGGTCTTCCTTCACGACTTTCTTAACCGTCGCGTCTGAGACATCGTTCAACTTTGCAGCGGCGCGGTAGCTTTGGAGTTGCACATAGTCAGCAACGATCTTCTTTTTTTGTCTGTCTGTCAGCCGCTTCGCGCTCACCGCCACCACCTCTCTAAACTCATGCAAAAGAAAAACCGCCCGGAAATCCGAACGGTCAAAATATCAAAATAAGCAGCACCCATGCATTCAGTTTGACGGACAGGCGTCAAACGGTGGGCACTGCTGCATCCGGAACTTTCGCGGCCGGATGCCCCGCTATTGCGCGGCCCCCTCATAGGGCACGCAAGCACTCCCGGCAGGGCTCGAACCTGCAACATGCGGTTTTGGAGACCGCTGCTCTACCGCTTGAGCTACCGGAGTATAAAAGCTGCCCTTGGAATCGAACCAGCCGTGTCTACACACACGCGCCGCGCTCAAAACTGCGCTCAGGCGGCCATATAAAAACAGCTCCGGTTCGCCGCCGGGGCTGTTGGTTGGCGCACATCCTGTCAGGAAAGCTACACCTTGGCAAGGATTCTAAGGCCTTTTCTTGGCACGGGAGGTTGCACGTGCGGCCTTGCGGGTTGTCTAGTCCATGCGCCATATGGTGCGAGATCGCGGAGTCAAACCGCGCGGAGAGGAAGGCCTCGAACCTTCCCGATGCGCTCAAAGATGCGCAGCTCTGAGCGGAGCCGTTTCGGAATCTCGCATAGAAGCAGCCCGCGAAACGTGAAGAGAGCAAAGGCCTGCAAGCTTGAAAGGAGGAATCGGAGGCTGCGTGCATCGGTTTGCCTTTTCGGCTTTGCCGATGGTACCACAATAGCACAGATGCCGATAACAAGTAAATCCCAGAGCGTGTAAAAACAAAGCCCTCTGACGTTGTGCAAAATGTACAGGTTCAACTAAGATTCAGCTCGTTCGCGATCTCTGTCAGCTGGCTCAGGCCTTCCGAAATCGCGCGTGAAACCTGAGACGGCTTGGAATAGCCGACTTCTGCCGCGATATCGGCGTGCCGCTTTCCTTCAACATAGTACAGGATAATGCACTTACTGCGGCGGATGGATGCAGGATCGGCGTGGAGCATATAGGCGGCTTCAATGGCATCCTTCTGCATCTCGGTATACCGGCATTTCAGCTCAGCCAGCTTTGCTTCTGCATCTATGGCAGCATCGCTATTGGTGCCCACCTTGTCGCTTGTTCCGGAGTGGCCGGGCAAGCCGGATGTGCTGGACGTAGTTGTTGTAGCCGCACTGCGCAGGCTTGCAATGTGTTCCTGCTGCTGGAGAATCAGTGCCCGCATCCGGGGCAGGCGCTCGAACCACGCTCGCATCTTCTGCTCGTCAGTGGTCTCTCCCGGCTTCGGCGTGTCGGTGTCAGGTGTCCATGTGCGTGTCATTGTTTTCCTCCTTGCTAGCGAAAATCTCAAAAGTGACTTTTAGCTTCTTGTTTCCGATAACGCCCCACACCTTTTCGAGCTTTGTCTTGTCGTCACGTTCCATTTCCGTGATGAAATGCCCCATGACCGCTTCGATAGCTTCGCTTGTCACATCTGACTTGTTACGCCATGCCTGTAAGCCATCCTTGCGGGGCGGCGCATAAGTCCCAGCGTAGACATTTCCAAACAATCCACACCCAACATGATATTCAGCCATTTTCGTCCTCCATTTCTTCAATCTCAATTTCCACCCGGGGTTTCTTCCGGTCAAGATCTACCCGGCTGCCATCGTGGGCGGCGACAATCTTGCTGTTGTCGTCCTCCAGCACGCGGGCTTTCACCAGAATGTCCGTGGTTGCCTCGATGAGGTTTGCCAGATCTACCCGGCGGGCGGTCTTCATGTAATACACACACCGCACGTTCACGCGGGCAGAGATAGGGCTGAGCGGCCTTTTGATTTGCCGCAGGCAGTCAGTCTCATAATCCACGTAGGCCTTGCTAGGGGCCACAAATGGGGCTCCAGAGCGTGTGCGGAGAATGCGGGCGGAATTTTTCTTGGTGTGCGGGTCGCCGTAGAAGGTCAGTTTCATCTGCCTTCCTCCACATAGCACCAGCTTTGGGGCGGGCGTTCGATTCCGAACGCTTCTCCCCGGCAAATCAGCTTTTCTGCGTTCCATCTGCGGCAGGTGCAACAGTCTCCGCGATGCGTACAGGGTTGTATCGCCCAGAAATCTTCAAGCTTTACTGGTTCGTCATAAATTTTCAGGCCGGAAATATGCCAACCATACAGGTCTTTCATGTCGGCATAGTTCATACCGATATCCCAGCCGGCGTATTCCTTCACTTGCTTGATACTGAGGCAACTTCCAGCAATTGCTGTTTCAATATCTTCTTTGACGATGCAGTACTCGGGGCCGATGCGCCGGATGTCATCACAGATGAACTCTCCAATAACCACCTGAGTTTTACCGCGAACGCTGTCCGGCAGTAGCTTATTGAACTTTACGAACACAGGTTTTCCGTGATGGATTTCGCCGTCCATCGTTTCTTCGCCATCCTTGAAAATGGTGATGAGTTGCTGCGGAGCTTTTGTGCAGTAGACGTACACCCTGAACGGCGTTTCCGATTTTGGGCGGGTCTTACGCACTTCAAGGGTCTTTTGCCCCCGAATGATGAGGTCACACCATTCAGGCCGGATGCTCATCAAGATAGCCTTCATTTTTTCATCATCCCTTCCATTGCCAGCTGCTCGCACTGCTTTTCAGCTTCCCTGCGCTGCTGGTCATACTCAAACAGCATATCTGCGTACTCATTGCCCACCCGGCGGATGGCCGTTTCCAGCATCTCCGTCACAAGGTCGTGATACTTGTCTGCGCCCTTGCGGCTGTTTCTGGCAGCTTCCCGGGCTTCCCACAGGTCGGTGAGCTTGTCCCGCCTGTCAGCGGTGATCTCGCCGTAGCCATAGGCATCCTGGATCTGCTCAATGCTTTCCCAGCTTTCCAGCTCAGCAAAGGGGTCAGCTTCAGCCTTTGCCATGCTGCGGGCTTTGGTCTTTTTCTTGACGTACCGGGTCAGACCGTCCTGCATCACGGTGCGGGCATCGTCCATCGCCTTGCGAACAGCCTTGACCTCCCGCTCTTTCTTGAGCCGCCCGGGCTGGCTGGCCCATTCTTCCATCAGCTCGGATTTCGTTTTCGGTTTCATGTTCTTCCTCCGTTCTCACAGATTCCCGAATGCGCAGTCTGGCAAGCTCAGCTTTCGCATACCACAGCTGCCAGTTGCCAAACCATCCCTTGTGGAGCAGTTTCCCGCCGTAATAAACAAGTTCCTGCCCCATCAGGTGGTCGAGAGAGACGATGTAAGCGCCGGGCTTGTACCTCATTTGCTCACCCCCATTGTTCGGACATGGCCTTTGCCACGCCCGGAAAAGTCTTTGCGCGATTCCTTGCACGGTCAGTGGTAAACATTCCCTTGTGCTGCTCACCATGCTTGTGCGAGTAAGACCCAGACGGGCACCATGTCGCGGTAGGTTCTACGATGTTTGTCGGGTGCAGCGGCGGTACGCCGCGCTCCCACAGTAGCGTTTTCTTGCTGTATGGATGCCCGTACTCGTAGGGCTGTATTGCCTGCGTAGGCTTTGGATAATCAAAAATCTTGCTGGGGGTAGGATTCTCAATCACAACTTTTTCGCAATCAGCTGCCCACACGGCAAGAAAAAGCGCCTTGCCGCACAATCCCTCATAATACCGGGAAAGATTGAGCTTTCCTCCCTTGTACAGGTGTCTTGCTCCTGCGTTGCTCGTCTTTGTGCAGGGGACAAATGCGATAATCATATCCCAGCGGGGCACATCATGCGCGATTCCGTCCATGGTCACGACCTGCCCCCCCTCAATAGCCTTTAGGCAGTCACCGAGAATATGCCATTCAGGATGCCCGCCGGACGGCTCGATCAGGTCGCACGAGTAGGCTTCATGCCCACGGGCCCGAAACGCCTTGCATACTTCCTGCGATTCCTCGCAAGCGATCAGCACCTTCATCGCTTTCTTCCTCCCATCCAAAATTCCTGATTGAATGCGTTCTTGCTGATGCACTCCAGCGCATTCCTGGTTTTCGTGTATGCACGTTGCTCCTTCAGTTGACGCTTGTACTCGGCGTACCGTGGGCAGCTGTCGTGACAGATCGGGTGCCGGTCAGGGCAGTCTTTACATGTCGGGTTCGTCATGGGGATTCGACCTCCATTCTTTTGGCCTGAATATCCGTATACTCCGGGTAGTGGTCGCCCGCCATCTGGCAGGCCCTGAATTCTGCCGCCTGCGGACTGGAAGCCGTCATGCGGTAGGTGAGTGCTGCATCTCCAACCGGGCCGCTGCACTCAAGGATCACTTTGTATCGGGGCATTCTCTTCCTCCTTTTTCCGCTTCTCCAGCCACTTCATGGTGCGGTCCGGTGCGTCCCTCATGAAATCCCCGGCCTTCTCGGCTTCCTCCGGCGGGCGTGAAACGTACCGCACCGGGTTGCGCTGGAACGCAGGGGCTTTTTGCCGCTCCTTGTCCCGCGAGATCCAGCCGGATGCAGCTGCCTTCCAGCTCTTCATGGGGTTCTTACCCACCTTCCACCCATTGGACTCGTAAAAATCCAGGAACCTCTGGGCCTGCTCTGTCGTTCCGCCCTTTTCGGCAAAGTACGCCTCGACCTCTGCCATGTCCGGTGGGTGGAATCTGGCTGTTTTGGTCTCCGGCGTGGGTATCGGCGCGTTAGCGCCTTTCTTTATATCCCCGTTAGGGGATATTTCTTTATAAACAGATTCAGACTCAGATACAGATAAGCTATTTTTGCTATTGGCAAAATGGCATTTGCTATTTTTGCTATTGGCATCAATAGCTTTGCTATCAGATTTCCAACGTTTTTCCGCGCCTTTTCTTCCAGCTTGCTGCCGCGCTTCGGATGTGCTGGAATACTTTTGTACGTTCATTTCATCAAACGCTTTTACAGTTTTCCACATCATCCGCATGGAGCGGTCTGTAAAATCCGGTTCTGTTCCGTTCTCGACGTAAGCTGCATACGCACGGATAAACTGTCCAAACTCTTCATCTGTCAGTTCTTCCATCGTGTGAACGTGCTCCAAAAGCAAAATAAAGCTGGTTCGTCTTTTCTCAGGCATGCTCCACCTCCTTTCTCGTTTTTGCACGCCCGTATAGCCGGATAGCACAGCTGCCAAAATCAGAAGGGGAGGTCGCCGTCACCGGAGATCAGGCTGAAGTCCTCCGCCGGGGCCTCTGGGACAGGAGCAGAGGCCTGCGGCGGTTGCTCCTGTTCTCGCTGGCTCTGGGTACTAAAGCCCATCTGCTGGGGCTGTGAGGTCTTTGCCTGCTGCACATGCCGGGCTGTCTGCTGCTCAAAGGACGCCGGAGCCCCGGAAGACCGGCTGCCGCAAAAGCTCACGTTGTCCGCCAGGACCTCCACGGCAGTGTGGTTGTTGCCGTTCTTATCCTGATACTGGCGAGTCTGGAGGTTGCCTTCAATGGCAATCAGACTGCCCTTCTGAAAATACTTGCTCACGAACTCGGCGGTCTGCCGCCAGGCCACCACATCCAGAAAGTCTGCTTGACGTTGTTCGCCATAGCGTACAAAGCTGCGGTCACAGGCAAGCCGAAAACGGCACACGTTGGTGCCCTGGGGTGTGGTACGCAATTCCGGGTCCGCCACAAGACGGCCCATAAGAGCCACTACGTTCAGCATGATCACACCTCCGTGGCGGCTTCATCAGATTCGCAGTCCACGCTGGCCCCCATCAGGACCTCCGGGCACTCGGACCGGGCAAAGTAGGCCGCCGCCCGGTACTTGAGCATCATCTCGGTCATCTTGGGCCAGTAACTGCCGTTTTTGGTCCACCATCCGGAGTCCTTGGCCATGCGGACGGTGACCTTGGGGCCCTCTACCTTTTCGCCTGTGAGCTTGTCCACGGCGATGAGGCGGCATCCCCAGGTGTCGGTGCCCTCCTGGCCCTCCATACGGTACCGGGTGCGTCCGGCAAACAGGCCGCTGTGGTCAATCAGGGCCTTGCAGCTCTTGCCGCTCCAGGAGGGGTTGCCCTGGACGACGTACAGGTTCTGCATCACAAAAATGGGGTCCATGCCCATACGGTTGGCCATGTCACAGGCCACGGCACAGCTGGCAACGTTTTTGGCGTAGCTCTTGGGCACCATACCGTCCGGCAGCTGGGCATAAGCCTTGCCCTTGCTACAAGCCAACTTCCAGCTGCTGAAAGCGGTGTCGGTGTTCTGGGCCTGGCTTGGGGTAAGGGCCTCGGCAGTTTCTGGCATGGGGGTCAGCTGCCCGGCGGCAGCCGTGGGGGTAGTGTGGATTGTCTCAGGCATGATGGATGTCCTCCTCTTGATAAGAAATTTCAATGATGTCGGCGTAGCGTTTGATAGAATCCAGTTCAGACTTGGTGCAGTGGAACACGATCTTCCGGTCCCGGGGCTCCTCCTGGGCATTGAAGTTCAGAAACTCTCCGGTGTCGAATTCGTCAGGGTCCCAATCCAGTTCTTCCTTCGGGTGGCCAAAGGACACAGCAGGCCTTACCAGGCTGATCTGGGGCGGATTTTGCTGGGGGCCCTTGTAGTTATCCGGCAGGCCCTTTATCACCGCCTCACGCAACAGGGTACGGTACTCTACCCCATAGCAATAGTCGATGCTCTCAAAAGGCTCCGGCATGATCTGCTCCCCGGCGGCAGCATGGATAACGTCGATCTGACACATCAGGGTGCCAACCAGCCGGTAGATCTGGTCGATACAGCTACGGCTTGCAGGGCCGGACATGAGGCCGCTTTGGGCAAAGTTGGTAAAAAAGGCTACCGAGTGGTTCACCTCGCTGGCCAGCTGGTTCCCGGTGCTTATGAGCCGGAACAGCAGGTCATTGGGCCCGATGTAATGGAAGATGCCCTCAGCCTTGTTAGAAAGATCCTTGATGCGCTGGTGCTTGGTCATGGGCGCTGTTTTCATTTACAAAACCTCCAAAGTGTGCTATTCTTCGGGGAGATGGGCCTTGCAACTCATCACCCTTTGGGCTTGTCCGTGTTGGCGCACGGGCAGGCTCTTCTTTTTTGCGTCATACACGGTGTACCACATGACATGGTGGACAGTGTCAGGCATACGTGATCTCTCCAGATTCCTCTTGCAACATCTCCCGCACGTTGTCCATTTCTTCGGCGCACATCTCCCAGACGTTTGCCCGCGCGGAGTATTCGGCCCGGACAACAATGTCGTCTGAGGCTTCGGCTTCTCGCCTGCAGCGTTCGGCAAGCCGCGTGTAGGATTTGACTTTGTCCTCAACGTACTGTTTCGCCGTCATCATGCCCCACGCTCCTGATTATCCGGGTATTCCGGGTTGCGGGCGTGGGCGCGGTTGATCTTGCCGTACTTGCGCCGCTTTGCGGCTCTCTCCCTGTCCTCTGCGGCAAATCCCAGACGAGCCAGCAGAACAGCGACCAAAATCAGCACCAGCGACACTGCAAACAGCGTGCCGGAGATGTATCCGGTGGTCTGCGCGGTGCCCTCTGCACCCATAGCTGCGCCCATTCCAACGCCGCCAAAAACGACAGCCAGCCAGTAGTAAGTAGTAGATTTGAGTTTCATTCTTTCGGATCCTCCTTTGTATAAACCTTTTCGAGCTTGTAAAAATCCTTCACCCATGCCATAAATCCGGCACGGGAGATCAGTGGGGCGGCGCTCTTGGTGTCAATAGACGGCACCGCCCATGCCGGGAAGCTACCAGCCTGAATCATACCGGTAAAGATCGGCTCGCTCACTGAAATGTTGTTATCACGCATGATCTGACAGCACTCTGCGATTCCCATGCTCGGCTTCACTGCCGCACCCCTCCTTTTTTCTCTCAGCTGCCGCTTCATCCGGATGTGCTCCAACCGCTCCGGCTGCCTTGCATCCCAACGCTGTTCAAGCCAGCGCTTGTTGTAATGTTTCTTCATGGCTTCCACTCCACAAATTCCCCGTTTTTGAGCGTGTACCAGGTGTTTTCTTTGATAACGGCTCCGTCAACCTTTGCCATTTTGGCCAGCAGCATATTGCCGTCATCATCATACTCGGTCAAGACGATGTAGCAGCCGATTGACCCACGAGCCTTGCTTTTGTAACCGTTAGCAACGGCAATACTATCTTTTCCGCTTACTTCTGCCGTGGAGCAATCGCCAGAGGCAGCACCCGTGGAGTACCAGCCAGAGGCAGCACCCGTGGAGTGCCAGCCAGAGGCAGCACCCGTGGAGCAATCGCCAGAGGCAGCACCCGTGGAGCAATTGCCAGAGGCAGCACCCGTGGAGTACCAGCCAGAGGCAGCACCCGTGGAGTGCCAGCCAGAGGCAGCACCCGTGGAGCAATCGCCAGAGGCAGCACCCGTGGAGCAATCGCCAGAGG